TATATCAAAAGGTCTAACATCTACTAATAATTGTCTATTCATATTATTATCCTATTTAACCTGCGACTAATTCTGCTTTTTTCCAAGCAGTTCCATTATATACAAATAAATCACCATCACCAGCTGAACTAAAAGTCATCACACCTTTACCGGGATTAGCAACTTGAGCTGCAGCATCTGTAGCAAATGTTTGTATAAAAGATGGGTTATCAGAAACTAAAGGTTTCGGTATTGATTTTGTACTATCATTAGGATCTACATTATACATTATTTACCCCCCCAGGATGATCGTTTTACCCAAATATCAAATAGAATATCGGATACTTCTTTTCTAATTTCTTTTTTTATTTTATTCATATCACTACTGCTTACACCTTCATCCATGAATTTATATCCAGTTTGTTTTTCAAGATTTTTCTTGTTCTTCTTACTGGTCTTTCCAAATGCATTTGGTGTTTCAAATCCATCAATACTTGCCGTTGAAGTCATTTCTTTTAACTTCTTTTTAAATAATCCATGAGTAAGTTCCCTTACTAACGAATTAAATTTTGTTGAGTTCTTTGTCAAGTTCATAGTATCTCAACAATTGAACAACAGAATTGTCATCCGTTTGTTTTGATTCATTTAAACAAAATTTATTAACACAATTAACTGCTTCTTGTAGTTTAATTTTTAATACTTTATCTTTAATCTTATTGACTTTTTTATTCAATTTAGCTTTTAAAATAGGTATTTGATTTGCTACAAAAGAAGAAAAATTATTAGTATTTGAAATATTACTAATGTATTCTTTTAATACTTGTTTTTGAGGATCACTCAAATTTGTATATTTTTTATTAAATTTTTCTAACAAAGCCTTGTAAGATAAAATTCTTAAATCTTTATCTTTCAGTTCTTCATACATAAAAGTATCAGTTTTTTTAGTAGTTATTGTCGTGACGTTTTCTAAAATAATAAAATAACTTTCTGTCTTTTCATCAGCACTTAATTCACTAATGCCTTCAAATAATTTATAAGTAGAGGCATAGACTTTATAATTAGGTACACTTGAAGAAAATAACTTATTAATATCATAGTATTCTTTAATACTCTTTATGATATTATATTTTTCTCTTCGTAATACAGAATTATTTAACTTTTCCCTTTGCCTCAATACTTCGGACAAAAAGAAATCAGCTTTTTTATCTGATTTAAATTTTTTCGTTGTTATCAAATTATATAATGCCAGTTCTTTACCTATTTCGGTATGTTCATTGAACTGCTTTTTGATAATTTTTATTGCCGGTGAGTCTTTTTTCTTATTCAAAACATCTACTGTTACTTGTCTCAATAGAAATTCAAATAAAAGTCCAGCGTTCCTCAATTTACTATGTCTGAATTTACTCATAAATATTCCAATGTATTTTTATACAATTATTCATATATAAATATAATGTAATTTAGAATAAGTAGGTATTTACTCTTCTATTATATTATCTTCACTTAATAATGAAGCATCTTTTTTAGGAAATTTATTTTTCAATTGTGCCAAAATACCCTCACGAGCAACGGCAGTATGTGCTTTACTTGTAGCTAATGGTGATTTGCCTTTGAATTCCCTCTTCCCATAACTTCTATCGGCTTTTCTAAGTTTGCCGTCATCTTCTCTTGGTTTATTTTTACCAAAATGAGTTTTTTCACTACCACCCCAATCGCCAGGTCTTGCCATATCATCATCATCTTCAACATCATCACCAACTGGTTGTTCTGCTGGATCCTGTCCTTCGGTTTCTATTTGCTCAAATCTGTATTTTTGTTTTGTATCTTCAACAATATCTTCAAATATTTGCATTTTCTTATCATCTGAAAAATCAAATATATTATCATAAATCCATTTACGACTAAATAATTTAGTATCCATAGCTTTTTCAGCTAACTCAACTTGTTGATTCATTAACTCAAGTTTCTCTTGCTCATGAATCATAGATGGATTCTGTAATTCTAAATCGAAGTCTATCAAATCAGAATCATTAAACCCCTGACTATATAGATGTACAATACCGATTTTAGTTAATTCACTCACAACAATTTTTTGTAATCTCTCAATAGTACGAGCAAACCTAACATCCTCAGCAGCCAATGTGGCTTTACCACCACTTAATCCTTCTTCATATCCCAAGAAGGCTTTTGGAATCCTAAGACTTGCCATTAGTTTGTTTCTCAAGTATTCAACATCTTCTATAGCATCATTATTAGATAAACCAGGAAGAGTTTCTATTTGAGTTCCACTATCGCCACCACGAACTGGTAGAAAATAATCTTCCGTTACACTTTCCATATTATACTTCAAATTATACTCACCTGTATTTTGGTCGATAACAGGAATCTTTTTCATCTTATTGATGATTTTTTGCATAAACTGTTCGACTTCTCTTGGTGGTATGTTTCCAACGTCAATTTTAAAAATCCTTTTCTCAGGTGCTCTCATGATACGATGTATCAACATGGCATCTTCCATAAGAGTTAATTGTTTGAATACTTTTCTACCAGCTTCTAATTGAGACCTACCATAAGGTAAAAAATTTGTATCACTCATTAATCTAAAATGAGCAATTTCATAATTTTCTTTTATTTCTTTTTTATCATCTTCAATTTCAAATTGAATCAATTGTGGATTTTTAGGATCGTGGTCTTCAAGTCGTGTAATATCATAAGCACTTATTGGTTTTACATTTACGACACCATACTTGTCTACAATATCAAGTAATAAATAAAAATCACCATACTTAGTTAAATTTCGCATCCAACTCCATAAATTGAATTCAATATTTATAATATCGTAATATAAATTATGAAGAATTTTACTAATTTTACTATTTTCAGTTTTTATTTTTAAAATTTCTCCCTCGATATTATCAATCGTGGATTCATCTGAATAAATGTCAAGAGCAGAAGCAATAATCGGGTCTTGATCCATTAATTCATAATCTCTGAATAAATCGTGTTTTCTAATCTCATAAGCAGCTCTTCTATTTTGAGCTACATTATATGGATTTGAATAAGTATTTTGCATTAATCGCTGATAACGATCAACAAAATTTGAATTTAACTTTGTTTGACTAAAATCCAAATCCTTAACAACCAATTGATTGTTATCTTTTTTTCTGATTATTACATTAGATTGAAATAATCTACCTAATCTTGTAAAAATATTATCTGCCATAATTTACCCCAGTAACCAACTTAAATCTTCTTTTTCACCATTAATATCCATTTCCCACGGATTATCTTTAGGTCTGTTTGGTGTCATAATAGGAGACCGTTCATTTAAATTTCCAATTGAATCCACTAAACTACTTTGAAATTCATTTCTCTCTGATTGTATACGAATAGCAGTATCTCTAATCCATAATAATATGGAATAAGACATTACTAAATCATCATTATACCCATCAAGAGCTTCAGTTTTACTATTCTTATATATAAATACAAAAAGTTCATCAATTAAACGTGTTGATTTTAATTTTACCATTTTCTCTCTTGTATATTCTTCCATCTTTGCCACAAGTAATGGTTTAGTTTTCATTGTAGTTGTAAAACCAGGTATTTTATTTTTATCAATATGTCGATATCTATTCGTATGTTGTATATCATCATCAACAACTAAATGATTCTTCTCTTGATAAAATAAATTCTCATATCCTCTATCAATAATCGTCTGAAGCGTAGCCCAACCTATGTTGTTATTCTCCACTACTAATAAAGCATCATTATATTTTGTCCCTAATTCAATTAAAAAGTTTCCAAACTCGGTTGTTCCTAACTGACCTTTGTATTCTGCTACTTGTTCCATTGAGTCTAAATCAAATACTTGAGCTGCACTAAAATCAGTTCCATCTCCACGTGCTACGTCAGCACTTATTAAATAATTTTTTGAATAATCAGGATAATTCCATATCCATAAATTTCTATCAAACCCACTTTTCTCCATAGGTTCACAACACATCTTTTCTTTATACCAGTCCAAGATAGCAGGATCAACAACTGAACGACCAGAACTCAAGAAGTCAGCATCACATTCTTGTGCAGCTTGAGTTGGACCTAAGTTCTTGTCTTGTTCATCTCTCCAACTCTGGTCTCTATCAGGATGTGCAGTCCAGTGAAGTTTAATCGTATTGAATTTATTAATTTCATCCGTAGCATCTAACCAAGTCCTGTGAAACCAATTACCAACACCATTTGGTGTAGAGATGGCTAAACATTGACCGCCAGTAGCAAGTGTTTGTTGAGAAGCAGTCCATATTATATCAATCTTATCAATAAATGCTGCCTCATCAAGTATTAATAAAGACAATGCTTCAGACCGACCAGCTGATTCAGTAGAAGCAAGTGCTTTTATCTGTGAACCGTTTTTAAACACTAATGATAATTTGTTATTTTCAATTATTTGTGTCTTTAACCAACTTGGTAAACCATCATACATAATACGAACTTTTGTTACAATATTTTTAGCAGTATCTTTTGTTGTGGCAATACACAATACATTCTTATCATTATGAAATAACATCATCCATAAGGCATAAGCAGCACTTAATGTTGATATACCTAATTGTCTTGATTTTAATACAATATTATAATCATTTTCTTGGTATGCCTTCAGTACGTCATATTGAAAATCATATAATTTAAACTTAATCTTACCACGTTGTGGATGTTGAATAGTACAATATTGATTAATAAAATATGACGGATCTTGTACACATTTTAAATAATTTACTTTTATGGCTTGTTTTAAATTACTCATATTCTATGTTCGTGTGAAGCTAAAGCATTAGCGACAGTTTTATCAAATTGATTTTTTTCTTTCATTTCTGATATTTCTTGTTCATATTCCTTTAATATACCATCCCATCTTTTCTTTTCCATATCAGCAACCCAGTCATTCCATTTGCCATCTCTGTGTAAAGTAGCTTCAAATTCCATTTGACAATATTGACATTTTTGCATTCTATTATAAGTTTGTTGGTCAATGGTTTTTAAAATTAACTTTTTACAATCTTTACATTTATCAAATCCTTTTGGTGGTATTTTTGTAATTTGTTTTCTCTTACCATCTTCTTTAACCCAAGTTCTGCTATTATGGTCAACCCAAGTTTCACCTTCTTTTCTTTCATCTATGGATTTACCATGATAACCAATCTGTATGGGGCGATTGTAAATCCCCTTTACCATTTTTTTTACTTTTTCTATATTACTCATCTATCAAATGTCATCATGCCAGTTATTTGATTAACTGGTGCAAATGCTCCTGTAAACTTATAAACCTTTCCATTATACTTAAATACAATACCCTCACTAGGAATTATTGCATCTAAACCCCCTATGTTATTCAACCTATCTAATTGAACCTTTAGTTTACTCAACTTCTTTAAATCACCACCGCTTCTTATATCTTTTATAGCTGATTGTAATTTACCTCTCATCTTTTGAACTGATTTTGCTGGATTTACAGCCATCCAACCATCCATGTTCTTTAATATAGTAGCGCCCACTTCAAAGAATAATTCTTCAAATGGTTTCATATTTTGTTTAACCATTCTAGAGTGATCTT